ACCTCTTTAGCGAGGTTGGTGACACGAAAATCGCTGCAAAAACAATGGTGTCACCAACGTCACCAACGTCACCAACGGTCTAGAGAGTCATACGCGGAAATCGATGTTCGATCGGCGGATTCATTTTTCCTATAGAGATGTTTTTCGACCCGTTGGTGACACGGAGGTTGGTGACGAAATCGGATAACGCTGTGACTTTCTTCAACAAAGTCGCGTCACCAACGGTGCTAGAGGTCGGTGACACGAGAGGCGCTCTCGCGAATTCGACAGGGCAGGCATCGAATTCCCTTGCATGCTGAGTCCGAAAACCTAGAATCCGATCCGACCAAAGCCGAAGGCCCACATCTCGTGAGCCTTCATCGTGAACTTCTCCCAAGCATCTCTGCCGTCGCGGGCTCGTGAGCCTGCCGCGAAGCTCTTTTGCGATCAAGGATCGGCCGTCCTTGCCCTTGACCTCGGCTCGCACACGGGTTGGGCGCTTCGTGGCGCCGACGGCGCCATCACCAGCGGCATGCAGCAGTTTCGGCCAAACCGCTTCGAAGGCGGCGGCATGGCCTTCCTGCGGTTCAATCATTGGCTCAGTGAACTCGCCGAGAGCTCAGGCCCGATCGGCGCGGTGTTCTTCGAGGAAGTGCGTGCACATGCCGGCACGCTGGCGGCCCACGTGTACGGCGGTTTTCTCGCCCACCTCGAAGCCTGGGCCGAATTCCGCGACGTCCCTTACCAGGGCGTGCCGGTAGGCACGATCAAGCGATTCATCACCGGCAAGGGCAACGCCGACAAGCGAGCGGTCATCGCCGCGGTAAAGGCACGCGGCTTCGCGCCGGCCGACGACAACGAGGCCGACGCAATCTCGATCCTGCTGTGGGCAATCGAGAACTATGGAGGCGTGTCGTGACCAGGACACGCCTGCCTGACCGACGGCCAAGCATGACCATGCAATTCGTCTACGAGGCGAACAACTACTCGGTCACGCTTGGCTTCGATGTCGCAAACGATCGCATCGGCGAAGTGTTCACGCATGGCGCCAAGATCGGCTCCGCCATGGAACGCCTCCTTGACGATGCTTGTGTCGCGCTGTCGCTGCTCCTCCAGCACGGCGTGTCGCCTGATGCCCTCGCCGCCAGCATGGGCCGGATCGGCGACGGTGAAACGCCCGCCTCTATCATCGGTGCGCTTGCTGACTTGATCGCCCGAGAGTCGAGACAGCCATGACGACGAAGCAGAAGCGGAAAGTCCGCGGCTCAAAAAACAGCGCTCCCGCCGGCCAGCGGCGCACAACACGAACGGTTACAGAGTTCGACCCCAACGGCATTAAAGTCACCCATCACCGGACCGTCGACACGCTCGGGCTCATGCTGCGATCGAGGGCGATCACGCCTGCGATGCATGATGCGGCGCGTGACTTCCAGGCCGCGTTTACGATCGCCTGCTTCGATTCCATGCCGCGATCAAATCTGATGCTCATGGCGAGGCCAACTCCCGGCAAATATCGCCCCGCTGACTTTAGCGATACACAGATCGCCGCACGCGAACGCGTGGCGAAAGCGCTCGACGCTCTCGGTGGACATGGTTCGCCGGCCGGCTCATGCGTCTGGCATGTCGTCGGCATGCAGACCTCGATCCGCGAGTGGGCGCTCCGCCGGGGTTGGAGCGGACGACCGGTGCGGCAGGAAAGCGCGCAGGGGATACTGCTCGCAGCCCTTGGTGTCCTGATGAAGCACTACGGCATTCGCGAAACAGACGGGCGATGAGACAACGATCTTCGTTGTGATTCTTGAGTCGGATCAATCGCTTGCAGACAAAATGCAGCGGGCGTTCGATTTCAAATTGACGGGTGTCCGATGCAAGTCTACTCATTTCACCACGGTCCACTAATGCGCCAACGAACCGACGGCGGGACGGATCGAAACCGACCACATCACTGCGATGAAATTAATCATCAACGCCACGGACCAAGTCCTGGCGCGATACGGTAATCAACTTGCCGCTCTGGGCGAGGGCCAAGCCCGCACCGCCATGTCACGCGCGCTGAACCACGAGGGCGACAAGGGGCGAACACAGGTCAAGCGCACTCTGGTCAAGCAGACCGGCATCAAATACGGCGCGATCGACAAAGCGATGGCTACCATCCGTTCGACGCCGGCAAGCTTGACCTATCAACTCAAGGCGCGCGGAGAGGAAACCAACATCGCCTGGTTCGGTGGCAAGCAGCGCGGCAAGGGCGTGTCGGCTGCGCCCTGGAACAAGCGCCGCATATTCCGGCACGCATTCATCGTGCCGCGGTTTGGTCGCGCCTTCATTCGAACGTCGAACAAGCGCCTGCCGATCCGCTGGCTCTATGGCCCCAACCTCGGACGCGAGCTGGTGAAGGACTACAGCGCTGCCGCTTGGCACAGGGGCGTCAGCAGCATCATCGCACGCGTTGGCCACGAGATCGGACGCATGCTGTCGCGCTGACGCTCGGAGCAAGTCAACGGGTCCTTCCTTTGGGGGCCTCACAAGCGGTGGCGCCGCCGCCCGAAAAACGCGCGTTTTTCCAGTTCGAAAATTCTCAGTTTGGTTGGGTTTTGACCCCGCAAAAAGCTCGCAAAATCGATGAATTCCCTCGTCAAACCGTCGATCGCCTGGCCTGCGGCCAAGGTCGAACTGTGGCCGATCGAGCGGTTGACCGTGAACCCGCGCAACGCCCGCGTTCACAGCCCCGAACAGGTCGAGCAAATCCGAGCCTCGCTCCGCGAATTCGGCTGGACCATGCCGGTGCTGGTGCGCGAAAGCGGCATGCTGATCGCCGGCCACGGCCGGCTTGACGCCGCCAGGCTGGAGGGCATCGTCGATGTGCCGACGATTGTCGCCCGCGGCTGGACCGAGGCGCAGTGCCAGGCCTACGCGATCGCCGACAACCGGCTGACGGAAGCAAGTGAATGGAGCGATGAGCTCCTGCGGCTTGAGCTCGGCGATCTGCGCGAGGCCGGTTTCGATCTGACGTTGACCGGCTTCTCCAAAAACGAACTCGACAGACTGCTGCAGGTCGGCGCCGACCTCGACGGCGACCCTGACAAGGCGCCCGAGCCGCCGGCAGACCCGATCAGCCGCCCTGGCGATCTGTGGATCTGTGGCGAGCACAGGGTCCTCTGTGGCGACGCCACGGTGCTGAGCGACGTCGAGAAGGTGCTGGATGGTGAGCTCGCGGACATGACGTTCTGCGACCCACCCTATGGCGTGAACTACGCAAATTCGGCTGAGGACAAAAAGCGTGGGAAGAACCGGCCGATCCTGAACGACAATCTCGGCCTGGAGTTTGGGGCGTTCCTCTACGACGCCTGCGTCAACATCCTCACCGTCACCAAGGGTGCCGTATACGTCTGCATGTCGTCATCCGAATTAGACGCGCTGCAGCAGGCCTTCCGCAAAGCCGGCGGCAAATGGTCGACCTTCGTGATCTGGGCCAAGAACACCTTCACGCTTGGCCGGTCTGATTATCAGCGCCAGTACGAGCCGATCCTCTATGGCTGGAAGGACGGCGCCGACCACTATTGGTGCGGCGCCCGCGATCAGGGCGACGTGTGGTTTTTTGATAAGCCGGCGAAAAATGATCTGCATCCGACGATGAAGCCGGTGGCACTGGTCGAGCGGGCGATCCGCAACTCGTCCAAGAGCCGCGACATCGTGCTCGACCCGTTCGGCGGCTCAGGCACCACGCTGATCGCGGCGGAGCGTGCAGGACGGCGGGCGAGGCTGATCGAGCTTGATCCGAAATATGCCGACGTCATTGTCGCCCGCTGGCAGGAAGCAACCGGCGGCAGCGCAAGGCACGCCGCCACCGGTCAGATGTTTCCGCAGTCGCACGGTTGATTGCTACTAATCTAGCTTCCGATGCGGTAGACGCGCCCGCGCTTGTCGTCCTTCTCCGAGGTTACCTCAAGCCCGAGCTTCTTCTTCAGCGCCCCGGCCATAGCGCCCCGCACGGTGTGCGGCTGCCAGGACAGCGCCTTGGCGATCTCGTCGATGGTGGCGCCCTTGGTGTCTCGTAGCATCGCGACGAGCTGCGCTTGCTTGCTGTTCTCGCGGGCGCGTGGCGTTTTCTGTTTCTTCGGTTTTGCGAACTTCCGCGCCTGGCTCTTGGATTTCTTCGAACGTGAAGTCATGACATCGCTCCTTTGGCAGACGGGCCACGACCATCGCGGCCCTGCCACCGGCCTGAGCCCCGCGGGCCATGACGGTGCAGGGCGATGGGGAGGAGCCGAAGCGCTTATTCGGCGTATTCGCCTTCCTTGAAGGCTGAATCGGTGATGCGCTTGAGCAGTTCGGAGTAGTGCGCGAGCGTGCCCACATGCCCCCATTCGATCTCATCGGGCGCACAGCCAAAGTGGTCGTCGCTCAGCGCCTTGAGGCGTTCGAGCATGGCGTCGATCTCCGCCTTGCGGGCCATGAAAGCGTCAAGGGCGTTGCGGTTGTCGGGGCTGCGGCGCATTGCGGTCTCCATCGGGGTTGCCGCATACACGCTTCAATCGGCGCCAAAGCCAAGTAGATAATCGGATCGTTTGATTACAAAGATGGCGGCGCCACGATCACAAAATGATCGCGCATAATGGCGAAAACCACGGACGCGCAGCGCGGCGATGAGGCCGCCGGCACGATAACGGTCGAGGTCGCGGCACGGCTCTTGATGGTGACGCCGGAGTGGATCCGGCGGCTGTCCAAGGACGGCTGGATCCCCAAGGTCCAGCGCGGCCGCTACCGCGTGGTCGATGTGGTGCAGGGCTATATCCGGTTCCTGAAGGACGAAGCGCGTCGGTCGAGCAAGACGGCCTCGCTCAGCCGGCTGCAAGATATTCGGACCCGCAAGGAGGAACTGGCGGTCGCGCAGACCGAGCGAGAGCTCGTGCCTCTGGTGGAAGCCATGACGCTGGTGGACGAGGTGGCGGGCGCCGTGGTCGCACGGGTCAATGCGATTCCGGCGCGCTTGACCCGCAACATCGAGCAGCGGGAGCAGCTGCAGCGAGAAGTGGATGATGCGCTCACCGAAGTGGCCGACCGCATCGCAAAACTCCGTCGTTCTTATCGATCGGGTGACGAGGATCCTGCGCCCGACGAGGAAGGTATCGACTGACCAGTGGGCGCGCGAGAACCGGGTCTATCCGCTCTCATCGGGCCGGCCCGGGCCGAAGGACCCGGCGCTGACCCCTTATATGATCCCGTTCATGCGGGCCTTTGAGGACGCGCGCTACAATACCGTGGTGTTCGTCTGTGGCGGCCAGATGGGCAAAACCGATTCTGTTATCGATGTGATTCTGTCGCGGCTCGATCAGCGTCCGGTGCCGATCATCTATGCAGGCCCCGACCGAAATTTCGTGACGGACCAGTTCGAGCCGCGGTTCGACGATGCGCTCAACCGATCGCCGAGCCTGTCGATCAAGCTGGCGCGCGGCAAGAAGAACAAGAAGACGCGCAAGATCGTCTCCGGCGTGCCGGTGCGTCTGGCCTGGGCAGGCTCTGCGAACCAGCTCAAGTCGGATCCGGCAGGTCTCGCCATCGTCGATGAACGCGACGGCATGGCCAAGAACATCAAGGGCGAGGGTGACCCCGTACGCCTCCTTGAGGTTCGCGGCGATACCCACGCCGACTTTACTCTCGGAGTGACGTCGACGCCGACCGAAGGATCGGTCGAGATCGAGAAAGACGAGGCAACGGGGCTTAAATTCTGGAAGGTCGTCGAGCAGGACGACATCGAGGGCCTCGACAGCCCGATCTGGAAGCTTTGGCAGCGGGGGACCCGTTACCATTGGGCCTGGCCCTGTCCGCATTGCGAGGACTATTTCATCCCGCGGTTCGATTGCCTGGTTATCCCGAAGATCGACATCACCCCGAAGGGCGGCAAAGAGAACATCGAGCGCGATGCGACCGCGATCGAGACGCGGAGGCTCGCTTTTCTGCAATGTCCCAATTGTGACGGCGTCATCGAGGAGAAGCACAAGTTCGAGATGAACGCCCACGGCGTCTATGTTGCGCCAGGACAGCGGATCGAACCGGACGGCCGCGTGATTGGCGATCCGCCGGAGGGCACGACCCTGAGCTTCTGGGTCTCAGGACTTGCGTCGCCTTTCGTGTCGTTCGGCGAGCGTGCCGGCCGCTATGTCGAGGCGTTGAACTCGGGCGATCAGGAAGAAGTCCAGACTGTCATCAATGGCGGCTTTGGCGAATTGTGGGCCCCGACCGGCGGGGATGCGCCGGAATGGGCGGATGTCGCCCGTCTGAAGCTGCCTTACCGCTCGGGTGAGATTCCGGACGGCGTTTTGCTGCTCACCGCTGGCATCGACGTCCAGAAGAACCGGCTGGTCTATGTCATCCGCGGGTTCGGCACCCGCCAGGAAAGCTGGCTGATCGAGCAGAACGAGATTTGGGGAGCGACCGAACAGGGCGAGGTCTGGACCGATCTCGCCGAACTTCTGGCGCGGCCGATCGGCGGCGTTGTGATCCGCCGCGCGTTCATCGATTCCGGCTTTCGGCCCGGCAAGAAGGATGAAGTCCCCGAGCACCGGGTCTATGAATTCTGCCGCCGGCACGCACGGGTCCGGCATCGACTGATGGATGGCGAGGCGCTTGCCGCGATTCTCTGGCTGCCGCGCGGCGGACCATACGCGACCGCGGTTCAGGTGATCGATCCGGACCGGCTATCGAATCCCTACAACGCGGTCGATACCTATTGGCGCCGGCAGGGCATCGAGCTTGGCGAACATGGCGAACCGCTCGCCTATCATATCCGTCGAGCCCATCCGGGCGACCAGAATGTGTTTCATCCGATGTTCTGGAGCTGGGAGCGCATTCCGCGAGAGACCAGCTTCGGCCGCCGGGTGGTGGTGCACGCCTTCGAACCGGGCCGCGCCGGCCAGTATCGTGGCGTCTCCGTACTGGCGCCGATCGTCAAACGGTTGCGGATGCTCGGGCGCTACGATGAGGCCGAACTGCAGGCTGCCGTCCTCAACGCGGTGATGGCGGCTTTTGTCGAGAGCCCGTTCGATCATGACCAGTTTGCCTCGGCGCTTGGCGGCGGCGAGGAGCTGTCAGCCTACCAGCAGCAGCGCCTCGACTATTACCAGGCCGCACCGATCAATGTCGGTGGCGCCAAGATCGCGTTTACGTTCCCGGGCGAGAAGGTAACACTGACCAAGCCGAACCATCCCAACAGCGTATTCGAGGCCTTCGAGCGCGCGAGCCTGCGCAATGTGGCAGCCGCCATGGGCATGACCTATGAGCAGCTGTCGATGGACTGGGGCCAGGTCAACTATTCCTCGGCCCGCGCGGCTCTACTCGAAGTCTGGCGCGGCTTCACCGCCCGCAAGGAGCACTTCGCGCAAGCTTTTATGGCGCCGATCTATGCTGGCTGGCTGGAAGAAGCGATCGACCGTGGCGTCGTCACGCTGCCCAAGGGGGCGCCTGAATTTGCGCAGGCCAAGGCTGCCTATTGCGCGGCCAAATGGATCGGTCCCGGTCGCGGCTGGGTCGATCCGCACAAGGAGGCGACGGCCGCGACCGAGCGCCTAGCGGCAGGTTTGTCGACGCTTGAGCGCGAATGCTCCGAACAGGGCGAGGATTATCTCGAGACCATTCAGCAGCGAGCCCGCGAGCGCAAGGAGATGCTTGCGCTTGGCCTTGATCCCGATGCGATGTTCGATCGTAAGGCCGCGCCTTCCGGTGACACTGACGATCAATCGCCGTCCAAGCAGCAAAAGGCCCTGGCATGATCCTGCGCCCTGAACTGGCCGCGCGGGTGTTCAACACGCCGCTCTTGATGCATTCAGGCAAGCTGGATGCTGCGCTCGCCGGCATCGGCGGACGGATCGTCGAGGGCGGCGTGGTGCTGGAGGGAGCTGGCGAGCGCGTCAATCATACGGCGTTTGAAGATGGCCGGCCACTGGCTGGTCGTATCGGCGATCGTACGGGTCGGCGATATGAGGCCAACGGGTCAGCCATGTTCGACACGATCGATGGGGTCGCGCTAATCCCGATCGAAGGCACGCTGGTGCACAAGGGTGCTTATGTCGGCGCCATGTCGGGGCGGACTTCCTATGAGGGATTGCAAGCGCAGGTGCTGCGCGCCATGCGCAACCCCGCCATTAAGGCCGCGGTGTTCGAGATCGACAGTTTTGGCGGCGAGCTTGCCGGCGCTTTCGAGACCGCCGACCTGATCGCCCGCCTGTCGGCCGAAATGCCGACCTTAGCCATTCTGACCGATCACGCCCTGTCTGCGGGTTACCTCCTGGCGTCCGCAGCGCGCCAGATCGTGATGCCCGAACACGGGCGCGCCGGCTCGATCGGCGTGGTGACGTTGCACACTGATTGGTCGAAAGCGCTTGAGCAGCAGGGTGTGAAGGTCACGGTGCTACGGGCGGGCGCCCGAAAAATGGCGGGCAACCCGTTCGAAGCTCTTTCCGACGAGGTCGCCCAGCGGATGGTCGGCGATCTCGAAGCGGCCCGGCAGACGTTTGCTGAGAGCGTTGGGCGTCACCGTGGCTCGCGTTTCACCGCGCAGGCCGCCTTGGCGACCGAGGCGCAGGACTATCGCGGCCGGGATGCGGTGGCCCTCGGGCTTGCCGACGCCACCGGTCATGCACTGGAGGCCTTCGACGGCTTCGTCAAAGCGATCAAGGCCAGACATTAGGAGACAGCAATGCGAGACGTAATCCTAGCCGCCGCAGGAGCTGCGCCCGAAAGCGAAACGACGCCCCCTAGCGAACCGACGGAACCGGTCCAGGCCGTCAATGACGTCGCGACCAAACTGAGTGAAGCGCGTTCAGCGGGTGCTACCGAGGGTGTGCAACGGGGCGTCTTGACGGAACGGGAGCGGATAAAAGGCATTCTGACGAGTGAAGCTGCAAAGGGCCGCGAAAACCTTGCCCAGTACTTTGCCTTCGACACCGAGTTCCCGGCAGAGGTCGCGCTCGCGGCCCTCGCCAAATCACCGGCGACCAAGGGAAGTCTCGACGAAGCGATGGCGCGGGAGGCGCAGCCGAAGCTCGGCTCCGGAGGCGAGCGGACCACCAATCAGCCGCCACGCGTGATAAGCACCGAAGACGTCTACGCGCGCCGGCGAGCAGCGGTGGCTGCCGCATCCAAGTAAGGCGGGCGTGAAACACGGTCGTGTGGAACGCTGGAGCTGAGCCGGCGTTTCCGCTTTATGCAACGCCGGTCGGTTCCTCTTCGTTCGTACTTCATGGTCGTAGGCCCGGCCCTGCTAGCGGCTCTGTTGGCGATCTCCTCTTGGTTGGAACCAGAGCCGAGGCAGGGATTGGGTCTGGAGATTTCGTCGGCCCACGCGGCTGATGTCTCTGAAATTTCAGAAGTGGATGAGGACACGATCTTCAACAGAATCCGCGGCCTCCCAATAAGATAGAAACTTGAACTCTCAACCCGTCCTCTACGAGGACGGCCTCGGCCAAGGCTTAAGGTTCGCTATATGTATCGTTTGGCCCACCACAGCGTCAGGCCAATGCTCAGCACCCAAAGTCCGACGATAATAGCCGCAACTTTCCTGCTGACCGGCCGATCTTGAGCTGCCACCGCAATAGCGCGGTGTTCAGCCATGATGTCGGGCGGCACAAGTCTTATTACCAACGCAATGCCCGCTGGCACGATAACCAGATCATCCAGGTATCCAAAGACGGGAATGAAATCTGGGATTAGGTCAATAGGCGATAGCGCATAAGCCGCGACAGCGAGTGCCAACGTTTTGGCTACCCAGGGGACCCGAGGATCACGCGCGGCAAGATACAGGGCATGTGCATCCCGCTTGACGAGCTGCGCCCAATGCTTCCAGCGCTCTAACATCGAATATTTCCTCACCCGCAACGCGGCAAGAAAACTCGCAAGATGCTCTGCCCCTTCATGCGGCGGCACGAGCCAATTCGTCAAGCATAACGCTTCGGCTTCAAGACCAGCGAGCGCGCGCGCATCGATCGATGCGGCGAACAGGAGAACTTTATGACCGTGCTCTATGAGAGCCCCCATGACGGCAACTTCATTCTTTCCGAAGATGCAGAGGGGCGGCTGTCGCGCGACCAAATCGTGATTGCCTCGGGCGCTGGGAAGCTTTTACCCGGCACCGTGCTCGGCCAGGTGATCGCAAGCCGCAAATTTGTGCCATCGCCGGAAAACGCAGCTGATGGCTCGGAAACAGCATCGGCCATCCTGGTCGGCCAGGTCGATGCGACAGCCTCAGATGTGGTCGCCGTCGGCGTGATGCGCCATGCGGAAGTCAGCCGCCACGGGCTTCGCTACGAGGCCACGGTCGATGACGACCCCAAGAAATCAACCAAGTGGGATCAGCTGCGCGCCGCCGGCATCGTGGTACGCTGAGGGTCGGGAACGCAAGGAATAGATGATGGAACAGATCCTCGACGTCTTTAACAACGACGCCTTCAACTTTGTGTCGCTGACCGACTCGATCAACAAGCTTCCCTTCGTGCCCGGTCGGCTCGGTTCGCTGGGGCTTTTCAATGAAGCGCCCGTGCCGACAACCTCGATCGCGATCGAAGAGCAGGCCGGAATCCTGACGCTGGTCAATCCGACGCCGCGTGGCGGCCCCGGCGAGACCCGTCCTAAACCCTTGCGCCGCGCCCGGGTCCTGAAAGTCCCGCATTATCAACTCGACGACAATGTGCTGGCCGAGGAAGTGCAGAATGTCCGCGAGTTTGGGCCGCAAATGCAGTCCCGGTCTGTCGAGACCTATCTCGCAGGCCGCATGGAGATGTTCACAGCCCAGCTCGATGTCACGACCGAATTCCAGCGGGTCGGCGCCATCAAGGGTTTGATCGTCGACCGCGACGGCAACACGATCTACGACCTCTACTCGGAATTCGGCGTCACCGCGGTCACGCCGGTCAATTTCGCCCTCGGCAGTGCCAATACGGCTGTGCGCAAGAAGTGCAGCCAACTCGTTCGCACCATGGCGCAGACGCTGGGTGGCGTTGCCTTCACCAGCGTATATGCGCTCTGCGGCGACACCTTCTGGGACGATCTGATCGAGCATGCCGAGGTGCGCGATACCTATCGCTACCAGGAGGGCGTCCGATTGCGCGAGGGCGTGGTGTTCTCGACCCTTAAATATGGCGGCATTACCTTCGAGAATTACCGTGGCTGGATTGGTGGCGGCACCGATACGGGCGACACCATCACCCCGTTCATCGACACGAACGAAGCGCATTTCTTTCCGCTCGGCACACCAAACCTGTTCAAGACCTTCTTTGCGCCGGCGGACTATATCGAGACGGTGAATACGCTTGGCCTGCCGCGCTACGCCAAGGCGATTCCGTCCGACAATAACAAGTCGGTGAGGCTTGAGATGCAAACCAATCCTCTGTCGCTGTGCCTGCGCCCGCGGGCACTGATCAAGGGCGTGCATCATTAGACAAGTGGAATGAGCGCACAGCTGCGCCCGCCCGATGTCGCAATTTTTAGAAGCCTGGACCGCGCGCCAACCAGCGCTCGATCGCGCCTTCGCCGAGACCGTGCGCCTCGTGCCGATGCGGCCGGGCGGTTATGCGGAAGCTGTGTCCGATCCGGATCACTCCGAGCGGCAGGTGCTCGCGATCATCACCGAGAGGCCGGATCGCAAGCGCACGGTCCAGAATGCGGTGGGGCGCGATTTCGACCGGGCCATTGTGATGGCCGACACTGTGGCCAGCATCGATGCGATGAGGCTTGGCGGCGAGTGGCCAAAGGTCGGTGATCGCGTGATCCTGCTCGATCGCCCTGACTACCCGGCCTTCGAGATCACGGTCGTGGAAAGCGATGGTCTCGCCCGTGTCCTTCTATCACTGGTGAGGAATGTGACGTGAGCCTTGCGGTTGCGGCCATCAAGATCACGGCGCTGCGATCCCTCAAGGGCAGGACCTCTGTAGGCGAGGCCGTGTTCGACAGCGCCGTGGAGCCCTTCGATGCGCTGCGCGACCAGGGTGCGCCCGTGATTGTCATCTACTGCGACAGCGGCAAGCGGCAAGTTACGGGACGTGAGCTGTTCAGCGCGCCGCAAGTCATCGAACTGTCGGTCGACATGTTCGTGGCGCAGGCAGTGACCGTCGATGCCGGCGAGACCGAGATCCGGATTCCGGCCTCGGATGAAGGCAACGAGGTGTATCTGCGAAGTCTCGCTTACGAGGTTGAGAAGGTTCTCCTTGCCGAGACATCGGTTTGGCCTGCGCTGTTTCGCAGGCTCTGGTTTCGGTCTGGACCGCAGGATTTCTGCGAATGGGACCGCGGCGCCATCGCCGACAAGGGCCGCCGCCAGGCGCTGCTGCGTGCCGTATATAAAGTGGAGCCGATCGCCGAGCCGATCCCCGGCGCTGAGCCTGCGGGGGTTTGGGCCGATCTCCTGACGACCATGGAGGCTGACGTCGAACTCGCCGATATGGCGCGATATTGGCGGCAGCTCATTGCCGGCACGGTCATTCCAGACTGGCAGCAGGCCCGGGTCGCGCTGGGGCTGACGGGTATTCGGGGCATTGGGCTTGGCCAGATCGTCGAAGACCCGACGCCGGTCGAAATCGCGCCTCCGGTCGCAGGCGCCACGCTGAAGTTTCCGGGCGGTGGGTTCGAGGCAAATGCGGACAGCGCGAACGACGCGCTCGGACCGCAGGAGCCTTAAGGCTAAGCGATGCGCGAGCTTGCTGAACTCGTGGTGCGAATTGCCGAACTGGAGCGCCGGTTCGCCAACATGATGCGCCACGGCACAGTCGAAGAGGTCGACGCCAAAAAGCAGCGCCTGCGCATCCGCCTTGGCGAAGGCGATGACGGCGCGCCGTTCATCGGACCCTGGGTGCCCTATGCGCAAGCCGCCGGCGACTTGAAACTGCATACGCCGCCCAGCAAGGGCCAGCAGATGACCATGCTGAACCCGACCGGCGATTTCCGGCAGGCGGTGGCGATCCCGCTCACATGGAGCGACCGCAACCAGTCGCCGTCAGAAAAGGAAAACGAGCATGTCCTCACCTTCGGCTCGGTGCGGGTCACGCTCAAGGAAAGCGAGCTCGAGTTCAAGGTCGGCAATGAAGCCCGCCTATTGATGACTGCGGAAAAGATCGTGGCCGAGGTCGGCCAAACCAAGCTCGGCGTCAAGAGCGCTGCGGTTTATTCGGTCAAGACCACGCGTCTTGGCCTTGATGACGAAGGCGAGGCCGACAGCATCAAGCCCAAAGTCCTGACCGCGGGCGGCCCCGCCAAACAGACTGAAGCCAAGGTGGCCTAGCCCTCGGCTAAGCGAAACCAAACAGATCGTGCGTTGAGCCGCATAAGAACGCGGAACGAGACCCATGACGAAAAAAGCCTACGAAGCAACCAGCCTCTGTGAATGGGTGGCCGGCCGCAAAGTGCGCGCAGGCGAAGTATTGGTCCTGAGTGAGGATGAGGCCGAGTATGAGCTTGCCCGCGGCCTGATCCGCGAGGCAGGCGCCCAGAAGCTTGCCGAGGCGGCGCCGCGCCGGCCGTCGCGGGGAAAATAGGGCATGGCCGCCAAGCCTGTCGGCGCCGGGCTCGATCGCTGGACCGGTCGTCCGATCGTCGGCTGGGGGCATGTGATCTTGAGTCTGGAAGCAATCTTCTCGACCCCGTTCGGTTCGCGGGTCATGCGCCGCTGGATCGGCTCGCTGGTCCCAAACCTGCTCGGCGAGAACCTCGTCCCGGAGACGCTGCTGAATTTCTTCACCGCGCTGTTCGCCGCAATCACCTTCGAGCCACGCTTCGCCTTGACCAGGATTGTCGTGCTTTCGGAGGCCGACGAGTTGCGCAGCGGGAGTCTTCGCCTGGAACTGCAAGGCGTCTACCGCCCGCGGGCGCATCTCGGCGATTTCACCGTCGATGGGCCGCGGCGCATCGTTCTGTTTGCCAACGAGGACGGTCTGGTGACCGTCGAGAATCCGCTATGACCGTGGTCGTCAACGTCAACCGCTTCATTGCGCCGACGATCAATCCGGCGCATTTGCCGTTGCCCAACGCCATCGAAGAACTCGATCAGGAAGCTATCCTTGCGGCGCGCATGGCGGACTTCCAGGCGCGCGCCGATCAGGCCGGCTTTGCGTATGACGTCGGCGGCCTGGAATTCGATCCGATCAAGATCGATCAGGAGGCGCATGCCCATCGCGAAACCCTGATGCGCGCCCGGGTGAATTCCGCGGTGCGTGCGGTGCTTCCGGCCTATGCACAAGGCAGCGATCTCGACGCCATCGCCGCCCGAGCGAATGTCCAGCGCCTTGTGATCGAACCGGCAACGCTCGACGCACCGGCGGTGCTGGAAAGCGATTCATCTCTCCTTCTTCGCTACCTCACTTCATTCGCAGTCCCGGCGGCCGGATCGCCGGATTCTTACGTCTATCATGCGGCTAAAGCCTGGCCGCAGGCGCGGGACATTGCGGTGCTCGGGCCGGGAGTGCATGGCGTTCCCGGGCGCGCTGCGGTGTATTTGCTCGGGCCTGATGGGGCACCTGCGGCGGACGAGGTCTGCGATCGCGTGCGGGAGGCGCTGCATGCGCCAAACGTGAAGCCGCTGACGGATATTGTCAGCGTGGCGCCGGCGGACATCATCCCCTACGAAATTGCGCTGACGATCACCTTGCCGCGTGGGCCTGCGCCGGCTGTGATCGCAGCGGCGGCGGAGGAGCAGGTGCGCAAGGCCTCCGAGGCGCGCTATGCCATCGGAGCGACCGTTTATGCCAACGCCATCGAAGGCGCGGCCTATATCGGCAACGTGCTGCGGGTGCGGCGCACGGCACCCACGGGTGACATCGCCATCGGGCCGTCTCAGGCCGCGTTCTGCAGCGAGATCACGATCGCGGTCGAGGTCGAACCATGATCCCCTATCACGATCACATTCTTCCGGCCTCGGAGACGCCCCTCAACAAGGCGCTTGCCGCGCTGTCGACGCAGCTCGAGGCGATCAACGCACCGACGCGCGAGGTCTGGGATCCTTGGGCCTGTCCGCCAGCCTTCCTGCCGGTGCTGGCCCATGCCTTTTCAGTCGATCTGTGGTCGGAGGATTGGAGCCTGACGCGCAAGCGCAGCATCATTGCCAACGCGGTGCGCATGCACCGGGAAAAGGGCACGCTCGCCGCGATCCACTCTTATCTGCCCTATGTCGATGCGCGCCCGCTGTCGGTGATCGCACCGCCCCAGGTCGTCTATTCCGGACCCCGCCTCACGCGCGCGCAGCGCGAGGCCTGGCTGTCCGGGCTGCCGCAGGTGCGCACCTGGCGGATGCGCGAGCGCGGCCATCGCGGACTCGCGCTGCATGCCGGCGGCTATCATTTCGCGAGCTTCTTTCCAGCGGCTTTCCCGGTGCCATCGACCGCGTTCAAGCGCTTGCAACGTCGGGCGCGCTGGGTGGTTGGCGGCACGGAGACCGACACTCGGGTAAGCGATTACGGCAGCTGGTTTCGCCTTCACATCAAGGCGCAAGGCGGCCGGCGGGTATTCGTGCGCTCCGCCCTCAATGCCCGCTTCTTTCAGCCGTCGGAGGCGTGGCGGCGGATCGTGACGATTGCGCCAAAGACGCGCGATCATTGGCGGGCGCCGGTCGGACCGCATCTCGAGGCGGTCACTTCGGAGCCGGAGCGGATCAAGATCGGGGGGCTCAGAGATGCCGGGGTGTTCTCCGGCCATTATGTCCGTGGCGGATATTTTCGCCCATCGTCGGCGCCGCTTCGCATCTATTGGCGCTTTGCCATTGCTGACGGCAGCCGCATCGTCAGACGGCCAGCGATCCAGTTCATGGGCATCGGGCGCTATGGCTTTCCAGCGCATACCGCTCATGTCCAGCTTTCGATGCCGGCAACCCGCAAAAGGTTTGCCGCCGGCGAAGGCATCCTGTTGCGGCGCTCAAAATTCTGGCTGCCGCATGATCGCAACCGAACCCTCAATGCGCGGCGCGCGCTGATCGCAGCCAAGCGCGCCTCTGATCGCCTCATGATCCGCTACGCGCCGCGGGCGCAGATCATCGCGGGAACGATTTTCCTGGCCGGTATCGACGGTTTCGTCGTCGGCCGCCCAAGCCAAAGGTAAGAGGCCGTGGAAAAGCAGGTCATCTTTCGTGACTATCAGGAACAGACCGCGTCCGATCACAACAATCTGCAATCCTTCGCGCGCGCGTCGTTCGAGCACATCGTCGATGACGCGGTCACCAAAAGCCATCGCTATGCCGGCTTTAACGTGACCAAGAGCGCGCAGGCCGAAATCGCGGTAGCTCCGGGACGATTCTATCAGGCGGGTGGTGCCGTCTTCGCGCGCGGTTCGAGCCTCACCCAAAGCATGGTGCCGTATCTTGCCGCAGCCTCGAAGCGCATTGTCGCGGTGTCGGTGTTCGGTCAGGAAAACGATACCGACGTCACTGAGCGCGACTTCCTCGTCAACGTCGAAACCAATCAGACCGAACCCGACAGCGTGGCGCTGACCCGCGCGCGCGATGCGGTGCTCGCCTTCACGGCGGGCAGCGAAAGCCCCGACCCGCAGCCGCCCGCGATTCCCGTCGCGCATGTCGCCGTGGCGCATGTCCTGCTCGATCCGACGCAGGTTCTCTCGGTGACCATGCTGACTGACAACGCGGTCGCCTCCACCGAAGCCCTCGACCAGCGCACTGATACCTTGGAGGAATTCCGCCGCCAGATCGAGCCGCGGGTCGCCTCTCTTGCGTCCGATCTTGCCGCTCTCGCCAATCAGATCCGCCAGAAGGGCGAGATGACCGAGATTGCGAGCCTTTATGTCGACATCGCCCGCATGAAGGAGCGGCTGGAGCTTCCGGACGATGCCTCTGCCTATGGCGCCGACCGATTTCTCGATGACGAGGAGAGCGACGCGCAGAACACGCAGAGTCTCGGCTACGACGCCCGGATCGAGGAAGGCCTGCGCTTTGCCCCGGCGAACGAAAGCGCGGCCGAGATGGATGTGTTCTCGTCAAACGATCCCAACGCGCGATTGAGCAATGGGCTCCTGCTACCGGCCTATACGGACGTGCTGAAGTTGCAGGTAGGTCCCATGCATTCCGATCTCGGCATCGCCCAGTACGGTTTCCAGACCCACGATATCGTCCAGCGCACGATGTCGCGCCAGCGCATCCGCTATGGCGCGCAATTCAAGGTTTCGAGCGGCAAGCAATGGTGGCTTTCGGGCGAATACGACCCGGCGACCCGAATCTTCAAGAAGGACGGCGAAAGCTTCCTCGTGCTCGACCCCGACAAGGTGCGCAAGCACAAGAAAACCCGCCTGGTCGAGATGTTCATCGACGCCTGGGACGAGACCTATTGGGACCATATCGTCATCGAGCACCAGATCGTCGGTGCCCAGGTCGCGCAGTCCTTCCTGGTCTCGAACGACATGTGGCTGACCAAGCTCGGCTTTTACCTCACCGCCAAGGGCGCCGACGAAGCCGTCCATCTGACCCTGTGTGAAACAGCAAACGGCGTCCCCGATCTGTCGAAGGCGATTCTGCACATTTCGGTCCCGCATACGGCGCTGTTTCAGAATGCCTGGAACCGGGTGCAGGTGATGCCTGCTTTCCTGCGCGCCGGCGGGCGCTATGCGCTGGTGCTCACCTCGAATGCCGCACATCGTGTCGGCATGGCCTATGGGCAGAGCTACACCGACGGCACCTTCTTCTACTCGACCGACGGCGCCTATTATTACGGCGATCTCACCAAGGACCTGATGATCGAGCTTTGGGGTGCGCGGTTCAACGCGCCGCAGGTCGCAATCGAACTGAAACCCATCAACCTCGACGGCGGCATGCGGGCGATCGATATCCTGGCCGGCACGATCGCGCCGGAATCGACCGAACTCGTCTATGAGATCAAGGCGCCGGGCGGCGATTGGGTGCCGCTTGCATCCGGCGGCCCGCCGGCGCTCAACGGCGCGCCGCCCCTGGTGCAATTCCGCGCGCGCTTCATCGGCACCCGCGACATGCAGCCCGGCCTGATGCTCGGCGGATCGCGCCTGTCGGTTTCGCGGCCCAAAACCTCGTTTCTACATGTGTCCACACCCATCACGCTCGCTGCGGCATCGAACAATATCTTCGTGCGGCTCCTGCTCGAGTATTTTGACGACACCCCGCATGATTGCAGCTGCCGGCTGCGCATCGGCGGCACTGACGAAACGCCGGATGTGGTGAGCGATCGGGTGGTCAGCGCCGCCGACGGGCGGATCGAGCGCACTTTCAATTTCCAGCTCGGCGCCGCCGTCTCCGGGTTCACCATCGTGATCGACGGCGCGACCAACTCGCCGGCATCGATGTTCCATGCCGCCGAGCGCATCCATTGGGCGCTCTAAGGGGATAAGCCATGAGCAGGACCGTCAAGAAGCAGAACCCGGCTTCATTCGAGCCGGAAAGGCTCTATCGCATTCGTCTCAGCCGGACGGTGGCGTTCAACGGCGTGCGGCTGCGACCATTCGACTCTCATATGGTCAAGGGCAAGGTCGCTGAAGCTATTGGGGACGCCATCACGCAAGTCGAAGCGCTCGACTGACATGTCGATCCGATATGACGTTTACCGGGTCAAGCGCGGCGACAATCTGGGCGACCCGGAATTCTGGAACGTTCGGTTCCAGGAACTCGATTTGCGCCTGCACGCGCGCGAGCTCGACGGTCAAAAGATCGATACCGCGGTCGACCAGATTACCGCGGTGGCGCTGGAACGCATCAACACGACGTTCCTCAACTTTCTCGCCGACACCACGAACCGCATGAGCGAGATCGAGGCACAGTTCGACACGATGCAGACGGAAATCGCCTCGTCCGTGCAGGCCGTCCAGGCGCTTGCCGACCAGATCGACGATCTGGTGCAGGGCATCATCGACGACGGGACTTTCTAAATGCCGGCACGAATCAAGCTTTTGCGGTCGTCCACGCCGGGCGCCGTCCCGGCGTCGCTTGAGAGCGGCCAGATTGCGATCAATGAAGCTGACGGCAAGCTGTTCTGGCGGCGGGGCGACGACACGGTCGGCGCAATCGATCTCAATATCGAAGCGCAGATCGACCAGGCAATCGCCGACCTTGTGAACAGCGCGCCGGCCGCGCTCGACACCTTGCAGGAATTGGCGGCGGCGCTCGGCAACGATTCGAGTTTCGCAACCACCATCGCCAATGCGCTGGCCGGCAAGGTGCCGGCGACGCGAACCATCTCCGCATCCGGCCTTGCAACCGGCGGCGGCAGTCTTTCCGACGACCGCACGATCGACGTGCCGGCGGCTTCCCAAAACGAGGCCGAAACGGGCATCGACAACACCAAGGCGATGACGCCGCTCCGGGTGGCGCAAGCCGTGGCCGTTCTTGCGCCCGATGGCGTTCCGCCGGCGCGGCAGATCCAGACCTCCGGGCTTGCGACGGGCGGCGGCGACCTTTCCGCCGATCGTACGATCGACGTGCCGGCAGCGTCCCAGGCCGAGGCCGAGGGAGGCACCGACAATGCCAAAGTGATGACGCCGTTGCGCACTGCGCAGGCGATCGTAGCGCAAGGCAATACAAAGTTTCAGCCAATTCCGCCGTCCTCGTCTTATCCCGTCGGAACGCTCATCCTCGCGCTCAAGAATAATTCCGGCGGAGTGAACGATGGCGCATCCATTGCCGGGTCGAATTTGCGGCGCGCCGTGTTCGGGTTCGACAGCTTCAGCGGCGCCTTCACACTGGACACCGGGGCCGGCAGCTTACCGGGAACCTGGATGAACGTGTCGGGACATCAGATCAACCAGTTGACGACGAACCAAACCCGTGGCGCCGGCTATTTCGTGAGAACGGCATGAGCACCACTATCAGCAATCTTCGCTATGCCGTTCCGCACGGCGTGCTGATCGACATGGACGTCACGCAAGGCGGCGAAACCTTCCCGTTCACCTATGAGCCGGACGACGACGCCCCGCTGACGAACGAGGTCCGTGCCCTGTTGCAAACCGGCAGCTATCCGATCGCGGCTTATGCGGAGCCCATGCCGGATGCCGTAGCTTTACGCGCCTATGCCGCGACGGCACGCTGGCGCAAGGAGACCGGCGGCATAGCGATCGGCGGCTTCGCTGTTGCGACCGACGACCGCTCAAAGGCGCTGATCCAGGGCGCCTATCTGCAAGCGCAACGCAATCCGGCCTTCACTGCGCAATGGAAGATTGCCTCCGGCTCCTTCGTCACCATCGGCGCTGCCCAAATCGAAACGGTGGCGCTCGCCGTCGCCGCCCACATCCAGGCCTGTTTCGGGAAGGAGGCTGAAGTTGTCCAAGCTATCGACAATCAGGTCATCGACAGCTTTGCGCAGATCGACGCAGCTTTCGAGCCCTGAGCTGAACCGTGCCGCGACTCGACGCGCGATCGTTGTCAAGGCCGGTGGCAACTCACGCCTTCTTGGATCGGCGGGCATGGAAAGTCGCCATAGGAACAGAAAACGCAGCAATCGCCGGTTAATGGCTTTAACCGCTCACCACACTCTTTGCAGTCATAGAAAAACTGACAGGCGTCGGTCGGCATTCGCTCCAAGGATTTATGAGCGCATTTCGGACAGGTGATTGTGGATTCTGAAATCATCGCGTTGATCCCTTCTATATACACCCGGTCGTTAGCTTCAAACCTGCCGCGACAATTAGGACCATAACCCAACGCCCGCAAATTGATGATCATCCTTGCGAGAGGCAGTGCGCAAGCTCGTGATGCCAGCGGCACGATGACCAACAAGGCGCGAGTTCGCGCGCAAATATGCACCACAAAGGGCCGCGACGCGCGGTCCTTTTCTTTTCCAGCTTTGCAGCGGAGCTAGCTTGATGTCCTCTCCCACTTTCGGCATTTCGATCACGCGGGTCGATAACCAACCGCGGCCTGCGATCGTCAGCGACATGTCCGTGGTCGGGCTTGTCGGTACCGCCCCGCAGGCCAACGCGGATGTGTTTCCGGTCAACACGCCGGTCGTCCTCTACAGCGACGACAAGGCAAAGCTCACCGCGCTCGGTCTAACCGGAACACTCCCCGACGCAATCGAGGGCATCAACGCGCAGCTCGGCGAATTCCAGGTCGCGGCGCTGGTCGTGATCGTGCGGATCGAACAGGGGTCCGATATCTGGGCCACAATCGCCAATGCGATCGGATCGTCCGCTCAAAAAACCGGCATCTGGGCCTTCACCCTGGCCGGTCCCGTGCTGGGCGTGATCCCGCGTCTGATCGCGGTGCCTGGCCTGACGTCGCAGCAATATCAGGGGCTCGGATCGCTGGTGCTCGGCACGCAAGGGACAAACTTGACCGAGGCCCCGGCCGTGGAGTTTTCAGGCGGCGGCAACGATCCCGGGAAAATCCTGCCAGAGGCCCATGCCGTGCTCGGCGAAGGCGATAATGCCGGCAAGGTGGTGTCACTCGTCATCGACCATCCGGGCGCCCATCTCTCCGGATTGCTCACGGTGTCGTTTACGGGCGGCGGCGACGACCCGGAAAAGGAGCTTCCGACTGCGACCGCGACCGTCGAGATTCTTGCCAATCCGGTTTGCGCCGCCCTCACCCCGGTGCTGGAAAAGCTGCTTGCAGTGGCCGTGCTCGACGGGCCGGCGACGACGCAGCAAGCCTATACCGACTGGCGTGAGACCATGCAGAGCCATCGCCTGATCCCGGTCGAAACCGCGGTGAAGGTCGGCGTCAATCCGATCGTGAAACCCGCTTCGCCCCGGGTGATCGGCATTGCGGTGCGCCGCGATCAGGAATTCGGCGGTCGGCCCTTTCATTCCTGGGCCAACCAGCCGGTGCAGGGCATCGTCGGTCCGAACCGCCCGATCGAGTTCTCGCTCACCGATGGCGCGACCGAAGGCCAAGTCCTGCTCTCGCAAAATGCCGGCATCGTGGTGCGCGGCGAAATGGGCGTCGAAACCGCTATCGCGTCCGGCGGCTTCGTCTATATCGGCACCGACAATTGCTCCGAAGACCCGCTTTGGCAATTCTACCATATCGTGCGCGGCCGCGATTTCATCCACTTGATGTTCCTGCGCACGCTTCGCGGATTCCTCGGCCGCCGCAACATCGACTACGGCACGGTGCAGGACGTGCTCGACACCATGCGCTTTGCGCTGCGCGACCTCAAAGCCGATGGCGACATCATCGATTACAAGGTCGGCTTTACCCGCGACCAGAATTCGCCGGAGCAATTGCGGCTCGGCAAATTCACCGTGGACTTCGCCGCGGAAGAGCCGCCGGTGCTGCGTCATCTTGGTATCCGCTCGGCGCGCTACCGCGCCGCCCTGGACGTCCTCCTCGACGACCTCCTGTCTCAGATCGACCTCGCCGCGTGACGCGGTTCTCCAATTCCTGCCGTTATAGGAGCAGAACGTGAGCACGCTCTATGTCCTCGAAGCCGCCAATCTGTTCTGCGGCGATCACGACCCAAAGAACTCCAAGCATCTGACCCTGCAGGAGCTGAAGCTCCCGAGCCTGGAAGCCGAGTATCAGGACCATATGCCGGGCGGCTCCAAGGTCGGCA